GCCTTCGGCGACCACGTACGTCCAGCGTGGAGATCTTCTGAAGAGCGCAGTCCCGGTCGAGTTCCATGATCGCATCGACGACGCGACCTTCTACCGAAAGACGACCGCCGGGATCTCATTCCGAGCGATCCTTCGGCGGTACACCTTCGTCCGCGATGCGTTCTTCCCGGAACTTGACGGCGAGACGGTCGAGGACGTGATCGTCCCCGGTGGTGGGTTCGGCGGTGGGGGTTCATACATCAGATTCGCGACCCAGATCAGCGAGATCGGTCTCGAGTGTGATTCCCATTCGGTCGGGTCTCCCATCGTCACCTACAGTTCATCGAGCGAACTCCCCGCCGTGTCGATCAACTACAGCGAGACCGACCAGTCGGCGGGACCCTACACCTTCTCGATCCCATGCTGCGACGGCGAGACGACCTTCGGCCCGACCTACGGGACGACGGCCACGACGATCTCCCAGGAACTCGACGGCGGTATCTTCAACTTGGAATTCTTCAATGAGCCACCTCCCGAAGTCCCTTGAATCGTGCCAGTGGTTCGAGGACGGATGCCTCCTCGGTCACCACGGCGGCAACCCGACCGCGCAGAACTGCGCCGAATGTATGGACTACCGTGGTCCCTCGAGGGGCCTTGGCGACAAGGTCGCGAAGGCGATCTCGAGCCTCCGACTCGATACTCTGATGAGGAAGAAGCCGGAGACGGATGGCGGGTGCCGATGCGGGAAGCGTCGCGCCGCTCTGAATGAACGCTTCCCCAGTAAGGATGGACTCTGATGGCTGTCGCTCACGCTACGCTCTTCGGTCGGCTCGGTCGGATCTTCGATCACTTCGCGAGCGTCAAGGCTTTCAAGTCCACGCTCGACACGGAGATCGCCGACACGGTCACGAACTTCTCCGGGGCCGACCTCGACATGCTCGGCCTGCTTCTTCGGAATCACGAGGTCCGCAAGTCGGACGCGAACGGAGTCGCGGGGGACCTCCAGGCCGCAGCGGTGAAGACCTTGATCGACACCGTGGACGACAACTTCTCGATCACGAAGCGGACGACCTACGAGGCCGTTGCGGAACTCATTCGCCAGATGCTGATCGACTCGAAGACCGTGGACGGGAACACCGTCTCGGTCGCCTCGACGTCGGCTGGCGGCTCGAACGTCGGGAACGGGACGCTCGTCGTCTCCGAGATCGCTCCCGTCCTGGACCGAGCAAAGAACCGACCGGGGAACATCGCGGTCCAGACGATCAAGACGGAGACGATCACCGCGAGATGTACGGAGGACTCGACGGCGAAGACGACCGCAGAGGCGAACGAGAAGTTCCACGTCTACGGCCAGAGACAGGAGGACCGCTTCGACGAGGACTGGCCTCGAGGATCTGGAGCGAGCGTGATGGTCGCGGCGGCTTCGCCTCGAGTGAATGGTGGCCGAGGGCCTGGCAAGAACGTCGTCCACAACGGGGACTTCGAGGAGTTCACGTCGAACCTCCCGGACCACTGGACTCTCGCGAGCGGTACGGCCGGGACTCACGTCTTCGCCGCCGGGGCCGGAGCCACTCAGTCGAACGCCCTGAAGTTCGTCGGCGACGGATCGACGAACCCGAAGATCACCCAGACGCTCCGAACCACTGGCGGATCGCTCGGCCAGTTGAACACGGACAAGCCGTACACGATCTCGTTCCTGGTCAAGTACGCGACGGCCCGACCCGGCCAGACGCTCCGCGTCTCGGTGACCTCTGACGGCTCGACGGTCTACAACTCCGGAACAGTTAGTCGATCGATGCAGGCGGTGGTCCTCTCCTCTGCTCTGAACACCTCCTACACCCTCGTCACCTTGAAGTGCTTTACGCCCCTCGCCCTCGCGAAGAACTCGGTCGTAACGATCGACTTCGCCGGGAACATCGATAACAACTCCGAGGTCTTCATCGACGACCTCGTGATCGCTCAGATGTACGAAATGGGTCCGGGCCTCGGAGCGGTCCAGATCGTCCCCGGCGTGACGAGTTACCGCGCGGGGGACGAGTTCACGGCGGCGATCACCAACAACAACGAGGGCGCGATCCAGAACGAGTTCGATCGGTTCTTCGGGATGCAGGCCCTCGGCCTCGCTCTCCCCGGCAATGTCGCGGGCGGCGAGAACATCGCGGACACCCTGATCTCGTGACGGGGTCCCCGAGAATCTTCGACCCGTCGGCGGCTCGAGATCGTCGGCTGATGAAGATCCGCTCGAAGCCGTGGCACCGATCGATCGATCCCGGCGTTGAGAAGGGCGCGGGCATTCCGAAGGACGCGATCCGGATCGGCGACCTAATGCGGTACTTCATCGAACTGAAGGCCACGATCGACCTGGATGCCGAGGGAGGCCCGGAGACCGTCGCCAACATCGAGCGGATCGTCGAGGTCCTCGTGAGGACGCTGCCGCTCACGCCGGATCGAGCGGGCTCGCAAGCGACGATGGTCGCGTCACCCGGTGACGAACCGCCGCCGGTCCAAGGATCCGCGATAGGCGGAGGCCCGACCGGCTACTGAATGAAACGCCGCCGGGACCCGGAGGCCCCGACGGCGGGAAGGGAAGAAGTCGCGTCGCGGGGATCAGGGACGGACGGTGATCGCCACTCCCATCTCGGATCCCTTCCGGATGACGTCGTCCAGTGTACCTCGGTGGGGGTTCTCAGGTGAGACGCGGACGAAGGGGTCGGTCGCGGCCTTCCCCTCCCACTCGCAGATCCTCGACCATGCTTCGGCGGCCTGCTTTTCGAGGACGGTCTGGAGTCGCTGCTTCGCGTCGGTGAGGGTCATCGCCTTCAGGCGATCCACGATGAGGTCGTCGATGTTCATGGTCTTCTTCCTTTCGGGGAGGTGGTGGGAGCCCCGGCCCGATGCCGGGGCCTCCCGTGATTCGTTCAGCCGAAATGAGATCCGGCGGTGATCGTTTCCTCGACGCCTCCCGGCCTCTTCCAGAAGCCGGGGAAGGATCCCGAAGACGGATCCGGATCGAGGATGGTCACGCCGTCGAACCGGAACTCGACCGGCCATCCTCGGGTGGTCTCGGACCCGTTCGCACGACGCACCCGAGCGGTGACGTAGTCCATCCCGCAGTAGTCTCGTCGTTCCATCTCAAGGATCGTGAGGCTGTCGATTCCGTCGATCGGATCGGAGACCTCGATGGTCTGGCCGACCTTCAGATCGGCGGCGGTCGGGGCGGTCGGGGCAGCCTCGACGGCCTCGACGGCCTCGACGGCCTCGACGGCCTCGACGGCCTCGCAGGCGGCCTCGGCTGCCTTCTTGCCGGCGTAGACCTTGACGACCTGAAGGTCTTCGCGTTCGACGGTCCAGCGATACTCCTCGCCTCTGCGAGCGGCGTATCGGGCCTGATCCCGGAGGAACTCGTTCCGGTCGTCTCTCCACTTCCGAGCGAGGTCCTCGGATCGGTTCACGACTTCGAGGGTGCCGTCGGCGCGGGCCACGCCCCAGGCGAAGCCGTCAGCCTCGATCGCGTCAAGGACTGCCTTGCGGTTGCAGGTCTTCGAGGTGGTGAGTTCGTTGTTGCGGATGCCGTAGATGGTTGCCATGGTGTTCTTCCTTTCGGTCGGGATCATTCCCGACCCGCTCACTATATCAGATCGGGACGGAAAAGGGAGGGAAGGGAAGGAAAGGAAAGGCGGGAATATCGAGAAAGATGGGTGGACAAGGAGCGAGGAATACGGGAAGATGTCCCCCATCGGCGGGATCGTCCCGCCACCGCACGAATCGGAAAGGAAGAACCCGATGAGAACCAAGAAGCCCCAGATCACCCGCCCCGGAACTCAGGCTGCAACGATGGCCGCTCTAGTCGATCAGTTCCTCGTCTCCGCGACGCCGTTCCGAGGCCACGACGGCTTCGGATGGAACGCGACCCTCAGAATCGACGGGAAGAAGATCGAGTTCACCGATGACGGATACGGAGGTGGCCTTCAAATCGACAGCGTGGACGGTAGCGGCTTCTCCTATGCTTGCGACCGTGCAAAGGGCGAGAAGGGCCTCATGGGCCTTTTGAATCGTCTCGCAGTCGAGAATGCACCCGAATCCGACACCCAGCCCCGCGACGGGTTCGAGATCGACGGAGAGCCGTGGATCGCCACGGAGGTCGATGGCTACTGGGAAATCTGGGTGGACAACATCGTCGCTCATGCTCTGGAGCAGAAGGATATTCGCAAGGCCATCGGCGCGAAGAAGATCGCGTGGAGGACCGAGGGCCAGCCGGAGAACGCCTACTGGAACCGACCGATCGGTGATGAAGATGCCACCGTCGAGGCGATCGTGGCCCACGCCGCGAAGGAAGGGAAGCCGATCGAGTGGATCATCGGCGTGAAGACCGCCTCGGGCATCGGGGCGGCAAGGAAGGCCGTCCGGGCGACCACGGTGGCCCCGTGTTGATTTCCCCCCACCATCTCTCTCTCATGGACGGAGCCGCCTTCGGGCGGCTCTGTCCCATTCATGGAAAGGAAGAAGATCATGAACAGAATGACCAGCACCCACACCGTGGAACTTGAGGCCCACGAAGTAAAGCACGGCGACGCCGACTGGTTCTGCGAGATCACCGCCGAGGTCGAGGTCACCAGCGGAACCGACTACGGCGACGGAGGCGTGACGACCTACGGATCCGGCCCGTGGATCGAGTCCGAAATCGACACCAACACCGTCGAAGCCGAATGCGTTCGACTCGCCGACAACGGGGAGCAACTTGAGAAGAAAACGCTCTTCGGACGCGAGGCCCTCCAGTTCACCGGGGCCGAGGACGAACTAATCGAACGAGCCGAGTCGGCTCATCAATGAACCCAGAAAGAAAGGAAAGATAGTGAACGAACTCACCACCACCACCACTCCAGGCGAGACCGACCTCGTCGAGATGGGCCGCATCTTCGCGGCGTCCGGGATGTTCCCGGATCACCGCGACGCCGCTCAGTGCGCGACGAAGTTGATCGTCGGACGCGGCCTCGGCCTCTCCCCCTACGACGCGATGAACGGCCTCCACCTCATCCAGGGGAAGCCGGTCGTCGCATCGAACACGATGGCCGCCGCGATCAAGCGATCGGGTCGCTACGACTACCGAGCGGTCACCACCGACGACGAATGCTCGATCACGTTCTACGATCTCAGGCAGAAGGACGAGAACGGAAACCCGGCGACGATTGGGACGACCTCCTTCACGATGGCGGACGCGAAGCGCGCCGGACTCAATGGCCAGAACTGGAAGAAGTACCCGCGCGCGATGCTCTTCGCTCGAGCGATCTCGGCGGGGTATCGGGAACACTGTCCCGATGCTCTCGGGATGTCCCCGGTGTACGTCGAGGCTCACGGCGAGACCGAGATCCCGCGACCGCCTGCGGCTCAGGTGATCGAGGAGGAACCGACGGAGAACCAAGTCGATAGGCTCGGGGAACTCGAGGCTCTTCTTCGAGACCGAGAAGACCGAGAGGACATCGTGAACAAGGCAGTCGCAAGAGCGAAGGCGAACGGGTTCCAGAACGTGACGGGACTCGAAGACATGCCGACCGACTACATCGAGAGGATGATCGAATGGCTGAACAAGTGAACACCGAGAAGATGATCCCGATCGACGAGGTGATCGACCTCGTCGAGAACCGAACGGGATGGAGACCAGAACTGCGAACGGTTCGCGGCTGGCAGAAGAGCGGGAAGATCGAAGGAAACAAGGTCGGCGGGCGCGTGTTCGTCCGACCCGCATCAGTCGAGCGGATGCTCGACGGAAAGGAGAGCGCGTGAAGTACCCACCCGAAGATACCAACACCCCGACGGAGGGAGTACCGTCCGCAGAACCCGGCGTGTACCTGATGAAGGTCGCAGCCTGGAAGGAAGACATTCAGACGAAGAGCGGCATCATGAAGGACTTGATCGACTTCGTCGGCGATGGACCCGACGGCGTCGCGGTCGGTGCCTCGCTCTGGATGCGGGGGCCGTACGTTCGACCCGACGGATCGAAGTCGAAGGGTACGGTCTGGCAATACCGCGAACTCGCGAAGGCCCTCGGCGACGAAGCCGTGAAGCAGTACCGAACGAAGGACGCGAACGGCCACTCGATATTCGACCCGATGGACTGGACCTCGATCCCGGTGAAGATCACCGTGAACGACTACGGGGTCGAGAAGATCGAGGAGGCGAGCGCAGCGGCGGAATCTGAGAAGACGACCACGCCTCCGGCGAAGCGTGACGACGACGAGATCCCATTCTGAACCCGAACCGAAAGGAAGAGCGATGCCGAAGAAATACATGAACGACTTCCAGCGAGTGAAGGCTGGGAACTGGCTCGAGAATCAAAAGGCGTGGATCGCGACTGACCCGTCGATCCAAGTCATAGCCGACGCGGCGACGGGGGAACTCGGCCACCGCGTCACCGGATCCTTCGTGAAGTCCTACCTCCAGGAGACCGAGTGGTTCTCGAAGATGAAGAAACAAGCGAAATCGGAACCAGCAACCCTGCGGGATGTCCATCACGCCTTGAGGCTCACACTCGACGCACTGATGGAGGTCGTCGAAGGAGAGCCGATCTGTTCTCGGGAGATCGAGTCCACGATCAAGCAGGCGAGGGCCGTGATAAGCACCACGGAGTCGTCGCAGGCGATGCAACTTGACCTCATCACCGAGGACATCATGAGGGGAGGGCATGCTTGACATGGATGAAGATCAGATCCTCAGCCTCTGCTCCGGGATCGGAGGACTCGACCTCGGACTCTCCGCCGGACTTCGAGCGGTTGGCCGATCTCCTCGAATGGTCTGCATGGTGGAGAGGGAAGCCTTCCCGCTCGCGGTGTTGGCTCGCCAGATGCAAGAAGGGAGGATGGATGAATGTCCTCTCTGGCTTGGAGATCTCCGAGACCTACCCCTCGACGAACTTCCGGCGATCGACTGGATCTCAGGGGGCTACCCTTGCCAGCCATTCAGCCATGCCGGGAAGCGACTGGGAGACGACGACCATCGTCATCTCTGGCCCACCATCTACAGACTCGTCGAGTCTCTTCGACCTCGGGGAGTCTTCTTCGAGAACGTCGCAGGCCACCTCACGCTCGGCCTCGATCTCGTCCTTCAGGACTTGGCGAGATGTGGTTACCGCTGCGCGTTCGGACTGTTTACTGCGGAGGAAGTCGGCGCGCCACACCGACGCGAGCGCGTCTTCATCCTCGGCGTGGCCGACGGCGAACGCGAGAGACTGGAAGGGGACATACCTCACACTAACCAGGAAGGACGGGAGAAAACGAGGCGACCTGCTTCCCGATGCTGTGAACATCGAGGAGGGTGGCCCTCCCGACCAAGAGAACCCCAAGAAAGATGGGAACCGTCGAGAACAACTAAACCCGACATGGGTCGAGGTTCTGATGGGCTACCCTGCAGGGTGGACAGACTTCGATCCCTCGGGAACGCCGTAGTCCCGCAGCAGGCCGAGACGGCCTTCGTCACGCTGTGGAAGGAGGTCGCCCGATGCTAGATGGAGCCTTCACGTCGCCGAAGATCCGACTCCTCGCGGCGATCACCGGGAAGCCGTGGCCGCACGCTCTCGGGCTGGCGGGACTGCTCTGGCGGTTCGCTGGCAAGCATGCTCCGACGGGGGCGGTGGGGACTCACTCGGACGAGGAGATCGCGATCTCGCTCGAGTGGACCGATGAGGCGGGGGACCTGATCGAGGCCCTCGTCCGATGTCGCCTCCTCGACGAGGCCCCACCGCCCGAGAGGCTGCTCGTCCACGACTGGCCGGAACACGCACCCCGCTACGTTCGAGCCTCGCTCCAGAGAGCGGGCCTCGACTTCTCCCCGCGCTACGGCCTGCGGCATGATGCCGTGGATCTGCGGCATGATGCCGTCACTACAGTCCCCACTATAGACCGCTCTACAGTCGGAACTGGTGATGGGACTGTAGTCGGGACTACCTCTTCCTCCTCCTCCTCCTCTACCTCCTCCTCCTCCTCCTCCTCCTCCCTTGTAAGAGCATCAGCGAGCGCGAGAGATCTCGCGGAGCAGGTGTGGAACTGTTACGTCCCAGGGAGGAAGCAGGGGAAGAAGATCGGGATCCAAGCGATCGAGACCTCGATGATGAGACTCGGGATGGAGACGGGGAAGACCCTCGAGGAGGCCGCTCAGATCATGGCCGAACTCACGACGAACGACGCCGCCCGGTTCGTCGAGGAGATCAGGACGGGCGAGACCGAGATCCGGTTCGTCCCGCAGGGGGCGACCTACTTCAAGAATGAAAGATGGGAAGACGAGAATGAAGACATCACCCGAAAGCAGATCGACGCCGCTCGGATCACTGACGAGATCGCCAGAGCGAGAGCCGCCTACGAACTGGGAGGCGAACTGGATCCTCCTCCGGAACCTCTGGCCCGATTGGACGCCCACGGATGAGCAGATCCGGGAGGTCTGGTTCAGGGCCTTCGACAAGGTCCACGGGGTCTCCGGAGCGAAGCGGATCAACCAGGACGCACTCCGAGAGGCGATCCTCGCGGTCGCAAGATCGAAGCGGTTCAAGGATCCAGTATTCATCGACATCTCCGATGCGTACCGCCACGAGACGAACCGGGTCCACGCCGAGATCCAAAGGGCGAGGAGTTCCTCGAGGACGACCGACGAACAAGTGAAACTCAACGAGGAGGCGATTCGGATGAGGGACCAGATCACGGACTGGTCGGCGGAGCGACTGATCGCCGCTCGCCAACTGGTCGAGAAGAAGGTCGTGACCTTCGTCGGGAAGTCCACGAACCCGGAGACGTGGTCGCGGGTCTACATCGGGTGCCTCATCGCGGCAGACGAGGAACTCCGGGAAGAGGCGGACGAGTGACTGACGACCCGCCGCACTTCTTCCCGATGTCGAAGGTCCCCGATCTGGTCTGGCAACTCCAGCGGCGGTCGATCGACTACACCTTCGTGATCAGGATGAAGAACGCGAACCGCTTCCTCGCCGCGAAGCATCGCGGGCGGTTCTGGGTTCACTCGGATAGCCTCGAGGACTATCTCGGTCTCGAGCGTGGCGAGATCAAGCGGCGATATCAGAAAGACGCGACGAGGAACTCCTGATGGGAAAGACCAGCCGAGAAAAGGGCAAGCGAGGCGAGCGGGAGTTCGCCGCCTTCCTTCGTGATCTGGGACTCGAGGCACGTCGGACCCAGCAGTTCAGCGGCACGGAAGGGACCGCCGACGTATCCTCCAGCCTGAACGGCGTCCATCTCGAGGTAAAACGCTACAAGGGGATCGCGGCCTTTCGATTCTTGGAACAAGCGGAGCGGGACTCCCATCCCGACGATCTCCCGGTGGTCGCCATGCGAGAGGATCGTGGCGAATGGACGTTGATGTTCCGAGCGAAACACCTCCAGGAGATGGCCGCGAAGACCGCCGCCGCTCTCGGGATGTCACTCGCCACATCGGGTTCATCACCACCCTCGTCGCGAGATGGCACGGGCGAGGACACTTCCGACGCCTCCCGTTCGACGAACTGAAGAACATCGCCGTCCTCGAGGCCGATCGCCTGCTTCGATCGAAGTACGATCCAGACCGAGCGACCGTCTCGTCCTTCCTCTCGTCCTATCTCTTCAGCCGGGTCGAGTACGCCGTCGGCACCTCGCAGGGACGCCGGAAGCGTCGCGAGGGATGGGTCTCGATCACCGACCTCGATCCTCCGGCCCGGCAACGGGAAGAACAACCCGACCAGGCGGCGGAGTTCGAGGACGCCCTCGAGTCCATCCATCCCGACTTCCGGGATATATGCCGACGCCTCTCCGAAGGCGAGACCATCGACGAGATCCTCGAGGAGATCACGGCTTCCCCACTTTTCAACACTCTCAGAGACGGCGACCTCGAGACCACGCGGTCGGATCTTCTCACCATGCTGAAAGCATCTGTGCGACATTTGATGCCATGAAATCAGACCAGAACCGCATGAACATCGGGATCGCCGTTCAGTTTCTTCAACTCGGGACCCTCATCCTCGGTGTCGCTGGAATGTTCCTCTCAATCGGTCGCCGAGACGCGACGCTCGAGGTGAACAGCGCCGAGATCCGCCAACTCCGCGACATCGCCTCCGATCTCGTGAAGACCTCGATTCAGACCACCACCACGAACCGCGAGCAGGATCGGAGGCTCGAGGAACTCCGGGACCGACTCGATGCACTGGAGCGAAGACCATGAGCGCAGCATTCAGAACGAACCCCCGAGCCGCGTGGCTCATCGTCGCCGCGATCACGGCCCTAGCCCTCACCTCGATCCTCTCAGCCTGCGGGATCCAGGACATCGTCAAGGTCGATGTTCCGACCGGGATCCAGACCGCGATCGACCTCGAGCCGAGGATCTCGGTCTCCGAGTCCGGGCCCGCGTGGGACGAGTGGGTGGCGTGGGTCGATCGGAACTCCACCCGATTCTCCGGTGAGATCGACGAGGGTCAGGCGACCGCCGGACTCATCGCGAGCCTCACCGATACGGGCCTCGCCCTCGGGAAGGATGCCGCCAGCACCCTCCCCGGTGGAGCCTTCATCTCGACCGGCCTCGCCTTGATGGGCGGCCTCTTCCTGAAGCGACCGGGCGACAAGGCGAAGGAAAAACAGCAGGCGGAGAAGTCCTACACCGCCGGACTCCAGAAGGGCCGAGAGATCGCTACGACCGTCGCTCAGGGCCTCGAGTCCCTTCGAGGGTCTCAGCAAGCCGAGAAGTCCTGAAAAGCCTCAGAAGCCATCCTCGTCCCGTGAAACTAACGGAGAATATCGGATGAGATTCAGGACCTCGACAACCTCGCCCGGCTGCTATCTCGTGGATATGGACGCTGACGACCACGACTGGAGCCAAGAGTTCCTCCTTTCGAGCGACCGGCATCACGACAACGCTCACGCTGATCACCGTCTGGAGATGCTCCACCTCGAGGAGGCGGTCGAACGGGACGCCGGGATCCTCGACATCGGGGACCTCTTCTGCGCGATGCAGGGGAAGTACGATCGGCGGAGCGACCTCTCGCAGTGCCGACCCGAACACCGAGAGGGCCGCTACCTCGACAGCCTCGTCGAGACCGCCGCCGACTTCTTCGAGCCGTACGCTGATCGGTGGGTCCTCCTCTCTCCAGGTAACCACGAAGGCTCGATCCTGAAGTACCACGAGACCGACCTGACCGAGCGGCTCGCCGAGAGGTTCAGGATGAAGGGGTCGCCTGTGATCTGCGGCTCCTACGCCGGGTTCGTCCGCTTCCGCGTGAACTACAAAGGGCGGTCGATCTCGCGGGTCCTCTACTACATCCACGGCCACGGAGGCGGCGGCATCATGACCCACGGCACGCTGAACACCCGACGCCGCCAGTCCTTCCTCCCCGATGCCGACATCGTCTGGAGCGGTCACACCCACGACGCTTGGAACATGAGGCTCTCGAGGGCTCATCTCACCACCGCCGGGACGGTCAGGCTCGACGACGTCCATCACGTCTCCACGCCCGGATACAAAGACGAGTTCAGTCCGCTCCAAGGCTGGCACGTCGAACGAGGCGCACCGCCGAAGCCGCTCGGAGCGTCGTGGCTCCGGCTCTCGATCGAGTGGTTCCAGAAGCCAACAGCACACCGGCGGCTCCGGGTAGAAATCTCGGAGGCGAAGTGATGACCCTCGACAAGCGACATCGCCAGATCCTCACCGTCTCGAAGAACCTCCTCTCGGAGGAACTGATGGCCGACGCCGTGATGATCGCGATCACCCGCCGGAAGGGCGACGCGACCGAGACCTTCGTCGTCTCGGATGGAAACCTCCACACCCTCCGAGGCGTCGCCGAGTATGTCTACGGGAAGTTCTGCGAGGATCCGGATCTCGAGGAACTGGACGACGAAGTCGAAGCCACAGACGAGGAGGACGACGACGATGGTGATGAATGACGAATGGAAGCGAGACGAGGGCGGGCGGTTCGGACCAGGAAACAAGGGCGGACCCGGATGGGAGAAGGGGAGGCCCCGGCTCTCTCTGAAGGTCGCCCTCGACCGAGCGATCTCCGAGTCGATGCGGGAGGAAGACGGTCGATCGATCCTTGATGCCCTCGCCGCGACCGCGATCAAGGCCGCCGCCGCTGGGGACTTTCGATTCTGGAAGGAGATCATCGATCGACTCGACGGCCCGATCCGGCAGCAGATCGAGCAGGACCAGACGATCACGATCGAACGACTCGCTCGCAGACTGACCCCCGACGATCAGGAGTAGCCCGTGGCAAGTCCACGATGATCGAGGACGGGTCCGTCGCCTACGATCCGACCGATCCGGAATGATCGGAACACCTTGATCCCACGGGGGGGGAACATGCTCAACTCGGAACACTTCATCGAGTTCGCCACCGCGCTCGTCGGTTCGGCGGTCTTCGGTCTCATCGGCTTCGTCTGGAAGATATCGCATCGGGTGACCAACCTCGAGAACCGGATGGACGGCCTCGTCGATACTCAACGGAGGGACCGCGAGAACCTCCAGAAAGACGTCGATACGATCCTCGCGAACGTGGACAAAAATCGCGAATGGACGACGAACCGGATGATGTCGATCGTCCGCGACTCGAAGGACTGACGGTCGAGGGTTGACGGCGACCGGGTGATCGGAGACGCTCTGGACCATGAAGACCGAGACCGTCCCGATCGAATCCATCTCGCAAGATCCCGCGAATGCCCGAAGCCACGGCGAGCGAAACCTCGAGGCGATCCGCGACAGCCTCCGAGCCTTCGGCCAACAGAAGCCGATCGTCGTCGATGATCGCGGGATCGTCATCGCGGGGAACGGCACGCTCGAGGCGGCGAAGCGTCTCGGCTGGACCGAGATCGCGATCGTCCGGACCGAACTCGCTCCAGGTCAGGCGACCGCCTTCGGCATCGCCGACAATCGGACCGGCGAACTCGCCGAGTGGAACGACGAGGTCCTCCGCTCGCTCCTCGACACGATGGACGACGAGATGCTCGAGGTCCTCGCGTTCGACCAGAAGGAGATCGACGCGATGGTCCCGTCGATGGCGGTCGATGTCGTCGAGGACGAGGTGCCGGAGGAGGTCGAGCCGCGAACGAAGGCGGGCGACCTCTGGACGCTCGGTCGTCACCGTCTGCTCTGCGGCGACTCGACGAACGCCGACGACGTCTCGAGGCTCATGGACGGGGAGGCGGCGGATCTCCTCTTTACGTCGCCGCCGTACGCTCTCGGATCCTCGATCGCTCTATCCGGGAATCGGACCATGAGCGAGCGAGGGAACGCCTACGAGGGACACGAGGACACGCCGGAAGAATGGCCGGGTCTCATGTCTGGATGGTGGAAGGCGTTCGACGGCGCCGCAGAATGCACCATTGTGAACGTGCAGGCTCTCGCCGGGAACAAGCGTGAACTCATGAGGTGGATCGCTGATCGTGCTGGTCGCCTGGTCGACATCGCCATATGGAACAAGGGGACGGCGATTCCGGCGGGGATGAGTCCGGGTCTGCTCGATTCTGTCTTCGAGTTCCTGCTGATCTTCGCGGGTGAGAATGCGTCGAAGCGTGTCCCGTTCGCAACCTGGCAAGGTACGCTCGGGAACGTCTACTCTGCACCGGGTCAGACGGCGAACGAGTTCTCGAAGCAGCACGCCGCGACGATGCCGACGCACCTCGTCGAGTGGATTCTCGGGACGCTCTGCGATCAGGCGAAGACGGTCGTCGATCCGTTCGCCGGAACCGGGACGACCGCGATCGTCGCCGAGCAGATGGGACGCCGGTCCTTCGGGATGGAGATCGACCCGACCTACTGCGACGTGATCGTGAAGCGGTGGGAGAACCTGACCGGCGAGGAGGCGACCCGATGACCGAGGACCATGAGCCGATCAAGTTCCCCGGACTCGAGGCCGCCGTGGTCGGCGTCGCCTCTCAACAGAACGGGCCGAAGTTCCTGGTCTACAGCGTCGAGAAGATCATCGAGATCCTCGAGCAGGACATGGACCACGACGACGCCCTCGAGTTCTTCGAGTACAACGTCCGAGGCGTCTACGCCGGGACGGGGACGCCGTTCCTACTCGACCCGATGGACGCCGCTCAGGCCGAAGAGACGCTCGCCGGTGAGGGTTGAGATCCAGCCAATCGAGGACGCCCTGCATCCGGGCCAGACGAAGGTCCTCGAGGAGGCTGGCCGGTTCAACGTCCTCGAGTGCGGGCGGCGGTTCGGGAAGACCCACCTCGGAATCCAACTCGCCATCGACCGAGCCATCGACGGCGGCGAGGTCGGCTGGTTCGCTCCCACCTACCGCTACCTCGCGGACCCGTGGCGGGACATCGAGAAGATCCTCGGCCCGGTGATCGCGAAGACCGACCGGGTCGAGAAGCGGCTCGACCTGATCTCGGGCGGGACGCTTGACTTCTGGAGCCTCGACAACATCGACGCGGGCCGGGGTCGCCGCTACGACCGGATCGTGATCGACGAGGCCGGGATCGTCCGCGACCTGGGACCGGCGTGGCAAGAGACCCTCCGGGCGACGCTGGCCGATCGGCAGGGCGACGCATGGTTCCTCGGGACGCCGAAGGGCCGCTCGTTCTTTCATCGCTGCTTCGAGCGGGGCCAGATCGGCGACGGGGGCTGGAAGTCGTGGCGGCTGCCGACGACGGCGAACCCGACGATCCCGGCGGAGGAGATCGAGGCCGCCCGGCAGGAACTACCGAAGCAGATCTTCGAGCAGGAGTTCCTCGGGATCCCCGCCGACGACGGGGGGAACCCGTTCGGCCTCGACTCGATCGCCGCTTGCGTGGCTCCGCTCTCGACCTCGCCGGTGAAGGCCATCGGGATCGACCTCGCGAAGTCCGTGGACTGGACGGTCGTCGTCGGCCTGGACGAGGACGGGGCGGTCGTCATGCTCGAGCGATGGCAGGGACCTTGGTCGGAGACCTCGAGCCGCATCGACGCCCTCGTCGGGGAGGTCGCCTGCTTGGTGGACTCGACCGGCGTCGGCGACCCGATCGTCGAAGGACTCCAGAAGACGCGGCCCCGACTCGAGGGGTTCAAGTTCAGTAGCACCTCGAAGCAACAGATCATGGAGGGCCTCGCCTCCGCCTTCCAGACGCGCCGGGTCGCCATCCCTGATGGATGGCTCCGGACAGAATGCGAAACTTTCGAGTATTCCTACACCCGGACCGGGGTCCGCTACGAGGCCCCGACCGGGATGCACGACGACGGAGTCTGCGCTCTCGCTCTGGCTCTCCGATGCCTCGACACCACCGCCCGTACCGGGTTCGACTTCAGGGTCCTCTAGCCTATGCCGATCACCGACCTCTTCGGGCTGCTTCAGAAGCGGCAGACCACGCCGGACAAGTTCCTCGCCTCGAGCGTGAACGTCGTCGCGGGCGGCCAACAGGGAGCGATCCGCGCCCCGTTCAGCCCCGATCGGGGCGTTCGATCCTATCGCTCTTGGGTCTACGCCGCCGCCACCATCAACGCGAACGCCGTCGCGGCGATCCCGCTCCGGCTCTACGCGAAGAGGGACGAGACCCTCGCACCGACTCGAGCGATCGGGCGACGCCGGAAGGCGTACATGATGGGCGACGGTCACGGCGACCAGCGGCCGTCCTCGAGCGTGATGAGGAAGGCGGCGATGTACGGCGACGACTTCGAGGAGGTCGTCGGGAACCACCCGGTCCTCGACCTGCTCAGTGAGGCGAACCCGTTCCTGAACGGCTTCGACTCGACCGTCCTCCGCGTCCTATACGGCGAACTGACGGGGAACGCCTACCTCCACCCGATCGTCGATGAGGCTACCGGCCTCCCCTCTGAACTCTGGCCGCTCGCGTCCCACTATGTCGAGGTGATTCCCGACGAGGAGCAGTTCATCCGTGGCTATTTGTACGGGCAGAACGCCCAGATGAGGCAGGTCTTCGACACCGACGAGGTGATCCACTTCCGGCGACCGAATCCGGGCAACTTGTTTTACGGACTCGGGAAGGTAGAGGCCGCCTACGGCTCGATCGTCGCGAACGACGCGGTCCACGAGATGGACATCTCGACCTTCGCGAACCAGGCCCGACCCGACTACGCGGTAGTCGTCAAGGGCTCGCCGAGCGGCGACCAACTCGACCGATTCCAGCAACAGGTCGAGAACCGCCTGAAGGGGTCGCGGAAGGATGGCTCGTTCATCACGGTCACCGGCGATGTCCAGTTCACGCCGCTCAACTTCCCGCCGAAGGATCTGGCCGGACGCGAGGAGATCGTCGAGGAGATCGCCGCCGTCTTCGGCGTCCCGGTCTCGATGCTGAAGGCGAACGATCCCAACCTCGCGTCGGCTCAGACCGGCTTCGCTCAATGGCGAGAGGGGACGATCCTCCCCCTCGTCCGCATGGACGAGCAGGAACTGAACCAGAGCCTCCTCCCGATGTTCGGCCTCGAGGAGACTCACGTCCTCGCCTACGATAATCCGGTGCCGACCGATCGGGCGTTTGAACTCCAAGAGAGGCAGACCGCCGTCGCTGGCGGATGGCGAAAGCCGAACGAGGCGAGGCTCGAGGAGGGCCGTGAACCCGTCGAGAACGAGTTCGCCGACCAACTCCTCGTCGGAGGCCAGCCGCTCGGCGGAGCCGCTCAGGCGGGACCGGGACTGCTCTCAATGGATCAGGCGGAGCCGAAGGAGATCAGCGACGCCGGGCCAGACCTCGAGATCGCGTCGAGCCTTCTCGAGGCGGTTCGCGAGCGACGGCTGACCGGCTACGCGGTGGTGAAACTTCTCCAGGTCGCCGGGTTCACGCGGGCGATCGCCGAGAAGATGGTGGAAGCCGAGGAGAAGGCAGAGCCGAAGAAGAAGGTCCTCATGATGTACCGCCGCCCCGGCGACCTCTACGAGACGGCGGAGGAGGCGGAGGCGGTCGCGGCGGTGCTGGGATGCTCGGGCCACCACGTTCACGACGTTGACGGTGTGACGATGTACATGCCCTGTGCGGAGATGGCGGATTACACCGAGATCACCGGCGAAGAGCATCGCGGCGATGGCGACCTGACCCTTCAGGAAGCGAAGGCCCTCGAGGACGTGGACCTGAAGCCGACGGCCCAGATGTCCGAACTCGCCGAGCGTGGTCTTCGCCTCCGCGAGGAACACGGGCGAGGCGGGACCGAGGTCGGCGTCGCTCGAGCGAGGGATATCAAGAACGGCGAGAACCTCAGCCCGGAGACCGTCGGGAGGATGGCGAACTTCTTCAGCCGTCACCGCGTGGACCTCGAGGCCCCGGCGGCTGACCCGAGCCACGAGGACTACCCCTCGGCGGGCGTGATCGCGTGGCTCCTCTGGGGCGGCGATCCCGCGAACCCGGACGAGGCGGGAGCCGCGTGGTCTGATCGGAAACTCCAAGAACTCGAGAGAGCCAGAGAGAAGGCGGAGGGCGACCGGGTCTCATCCACACCGGCGAAGCCGAGCGAGCGGATCGAAGGCTCCGACGAGAACCCCGAGGGGTCGGCGTCTGGATCTCGAGGTGGGATCGAGATCAGCGAGGCCACCGAGAAGGGCCTGAAGAACAAGGTCGAAGAACATAACGAGAAGCACGGCGACGAGAAGGGAAAGAAGGTGGACCTCGGGATGCTGAAGGCGGTCTACCGTCGAGGAGCCGGAGCCTTCTCGACATCCCACCGACCAGGGATGAGCCGCCAGCAATGGTCGATGGCTCGAGTGAACGCCTTCCTCTACCTCGTCCGCAACGGGCGACCGAAGGACGCGAAATACGTCGGCGATAACGACCTCCTCCCGAAGGGACACCCGAAGAAGGAGGACAAGAAGTCGAAGTGGCTCGACTGGGAGATGCCGGGCTGCAAGTGCAAGAACCACAAGGCGGAGGTCTACGAGTGGCCGGACGAAACGAAGTTCATGAGGCTCGAGATCGAGGGCCTCGCGGCGGACTTCGACCGGCTGCGACCGAAGGCCGCGACCGATGAACCCGACGCCGACGAGGACATCCGAAGCGATGAGAAGCGGACCCCGGCGATGGCGATCGCGTCGGTAGTCAAGGACGGACTCGAGAGCGTCCAAGCGAGGCTCATCAAGGCCCTCGAGTCTGGCGAGATCGTGCCGACACCGACGAAGGCCGCGAACGAGGACGCCGCGATCAGAGCCATCCTCGCTGACCTGCTCTCGGTCAAGGGGAAGATGATCGACGACCTCGCCGCCGCTATCCGTTCCGCCGCCGCGAGTGGTGGATCAGTCGGAGCGGCTCGCGTGAACGAGATCCTCGGACAGGCTGGACGCTCCCGCATCTCGACTCCCGAGATGTCGAAGGCCCTCGAGAGGGCGATCGCCGAGCGAGCGAGCCTGATCGTCGCGAGCGTGATCGACGCGACCGTGGACCGGACGATCTCCAGAATGGACGGCGACTTCTCGATCGGGAAGGAGATCGACCGGCTCCGATCCGATTACGGCTTCAGTGCCGGACGAGCCGAGACGATCGCTCGGACCGAGTCCGCGAACGCATACCACGAAGGCCAGATCGACACCTGGAAGGAGGCCGGAGTCGTGAGGGAGAAGAAGTTCCTGAAGGCTCCGGGAGCCTGCGAGTTCTGTGTCGCCGTGGACAAAGCGTACGGGGCGAAGGGGAAGGCGTTGGCGGTCGATACCCCGATGGTCCGTGGAGGTGTCACGATTCGCGGAGCCGAGGGCGGCACCCTCACGCCGAAGTTCGACTCTCAGGGCATCGTCCACCCGAACTGCCGGTGCGACTTCATGCCCGTCCTGGAGGATCTCTGATGCAGAAGAAGACGCTCGAGGCTCTCGTCGCGAAGGCCGACGGGATCAAGGTAGACGCGACGATCACCACCGAGACGATCGACCGCGACGGCGAGGTCCTGATCTCTCAGGGCATGGACGCAGGCGAGTACACGAAGAACCCGGTCGTGTTCTATAACCACGATTACGCGCAGCCGATCGGGAAGATCACCGACATCCGGAGAGCGAAGGGGAAGATCGACGCCTCGATCGAGTTCGCTCAGAGGCCCGAAGGCTTCGAGGGGTCCTACTTCCCGGAGTTCGTCGAGAGCCTCGTTGATCAGGGAATCGTCAAGGGGATCTCGGTCGGGTTCGTTCCGCTCCCCGGCGGGGTCCGGAAGGCTTCGACGAAGGACCGCGAGGACTACGGCGAGAACGTCCGGCAGGTCTACTCGAAGTGGAAACTCCTCGAGGTCTCGGTCGCTCCGCTACCGGCGAACGCGACCGCCCTCGTCTCGGCGGTCCGGAAGGGCGTCGTGTCTCTCGAGGACGCCGAGAGGTGGCTCGACTACAGCCCGCCAGCCCGTACCATCGAGATTCAGGTCCCGAGCCGGGGCCGTCTTTCGACCCTCTGAACGTAGACGCCTCGATGAGGTCCGGACGCGGAGCCGAAAGGGCTGGAGCGGTGGATCGGGAGGCCAGATGAAACCAACACCGAACACCGAACCGAGGAAAACAACATGCGATTCGTGAACATCGACGAGGTCCAGAAGGACCTCCAGAACATTGCCGACCAGGTCGGCGAGGACGGCTTCGTCCGGGCGAAGGCCCTTTACATGGAGAAGATCGCCGTCGTGGACGAGGACGGAAAGCCGATGAAGGCTGACGATGTCGAGGTCGTTCTGATGCCGAAGATGGTTGAAGACGAAGACGACAAGGCCGTCGAAGACGACGAAGAAAAGGCCGCGAAGGCAGACGAGGACGAAGACATGGAAGACAAGGCGACCCCGAAGTCGATCACCCTGAACCGTCGGAAGGCCGTCGCTCCTGCGACGAAGATGGCCCCGGCTTTCCACCGGCCGAAGGTCTGGTCGAAGGTCAAGAACTTCAAGAGCGACTCGAGCGGCGACGCCGTCGAGAAGGCCATGCGGTTCGGTCACTGGCTGCTCGCCTCGCGTGGCAACCGGAAGAGCCTGAACTTCTGCGACACCAACGGCATCGAGGTCAAGGCCCACACCGAGGGCGTGAACTCCGCCGGTGGCTTCCTGGTCCCTGAAGAGTTCGAGAACGAGTTGATCTCGCTCCGGGAGCAGTTCGGCGTCTTCCGCCGGAACGCTCGAGTCCGTCCGATGTCGAGCGACACGCTCCGAGTGCCTCGCCGTTCGGCGACTCTCTCCGCGTCGTTCGTCGGTGAGGCGACCGCCGGAACCGAGTCCACCATGACTTTCGAGAGCGTCCTGCTGGTCGCGAAGAAGGCGATGGTCCTCACCACCGTCTCGAACGAACTGAACGAGGACGCCTTCGTGAACCTTGCCGACGATGTCGCGGGCGAGATCGCCTACGCTCTGGCGAAGAAGGAAGACGAGTGCGGGTTCACCGGAACCGGCTCCTCGGCCTTCGGTGGCATCACCGGCGTCGCGACCGCTCTCGCGGCTGGAGTCTCTGGGACGAACTTCTTCGAGGCGGGACTGACGACCTCGGCGGACATCACCCTCGCGGACATCAACGCGACGATGGCACTCCTGCCGGCCTACGCCGACACGCCGAACGCCAAGTTCTACATGCACAAGTCGACCTGGCACGGTGGCTTCGAGGCTGCACTCTCCGCCGCAGGCGGAACCAGTGGTCGCGAGATCGCCGAGGGATATCGCGGGACCCCGACCATGTTCGGATACCCCGTCGAGTTCACTCAGGTGATGCAGTCCGGCTCCTATGATGCGAACTCTGCGGTCGCCCTCTTCGGCGATCTCAGCCTGGCCGCCTCGTTCGGCGATCGTCGCCAGACCGAGGTCCAGATCAGCGACTCGGCTCTGAACGCTTTCGAGCAGGACGAACTCGCCATCCGTGGAACCGAGCGATTCGACATCAACGTCCACGACCTCGAACCCATCGTCGCCCTCCGGGCCTGATTAGATTGAACCATCGGGGCGACCGGCTTCGGTCGGTCGCCCCTAGTCCAGAAAGACCTACACCATGCGACACGCTCAGAATGTGGAATATTTCACCGCACTGGTCCCGGCGGCTCAGACGGGAACCACTCTTTCCTCCGCTATCGACTGCACCGACGCCGACTCCTGCACCATCATGGTTCAGTTCGGGGCCATCGCGGCGAGCGGCGACCTCACCACCTTCGCTCTCCAGTCCTCCGCGACCAGCGGCGGAACGTACGCCGACGAGACCGGCGGAGCCATCACCGACGCGGTGATCGGGACCGCCGCCCTCCCGGCTGCGGACGACGACGACAAGTTGTTCGTCTACGAGATCGACTGCAAGAAGTTGGCGAACCGCTTCCTGAAGGTGAACATCATCGGTCACGGATCGAACGCCGCGACCTTCGGGATCTCCGGCTTCAAGTCTCGGAAGACCGAGTCCCCGGCGGAGACCGCTGCGGGCAAGGGCTGCGAGGCCGTCGTCCGAATCTGATCTCTTTCTTTCAAGGGGGCCGTCGTCTTCGGGCGGCGGCTCCCTCGCCCTTATGGAGGATCACCGATGGCCGTCGGCACTCACGCTCTCACCTCGCTCGCGAACTTGAAGGCGTACCTCTCGATCAGCGGAACGGCCGACGACGCGATCCTCGAGCGGTGTATCGACCGGGCGACAGCCATCATCGAGAGCCACTGCGACCGGAAACTGAAGAGCCGCACCTTTCACGAGTTCCTGATGCCGGAAGGCGATCGGACCGTGAAGACCGAGGAGTTCCCGATCGTCTCGATCGACACGATCGCCTTCGGATCCCAGACCTCGTTCAGCATCTCGAGCGACACGGCTTCGACGGATGTCCTCGCGACCGTCGGCTTCGACGGCCTGACCCTTCGCCTCCACAAGGTCGAGAGCGACGGGACCACCACGACCAGCACGCTCGCGGTGACGACCTACGCGACGACCTCCGCCCTTGTGAACCAGATCAACTCCGGCGTCTCTGGCTGGTCCGCGACGCTGACGAAGAACGCCTACGCTCGAAGCCTCTACCGCTTCGGTGGTCGAGGCGTGATCGACGCCGAGGCCCTGCTCGAGTTCCCCCGCGACAACGTCTCCGAGTATCGCGTGGACTTCGAGACCGGACGGATCCACATCACCGCCGACCGCTTCCCAGGCGTACGGGCTGACGACGCCGCCGCGAATCGATTCCCGGCTGGCTTCTTCCCGGTGTTCGTTCAGTACACCGCCGGGTTCGAGACCGTGCCGGACGACCTTGAGCAGGTCACGCTCGAGATCGCCGGGGATATCTTCCGCGAGCGGCTTCAGGATCGGACGCTTCAGGCCGAGAGCCTCGGGGACTACAACTACACTCAGGCGGCGATCGCCGACCTTCTGGCCGAGCGCGTCGCGAAGTTGGACCACTACCGGGAGATCCGATGACGGTCCGTAGCCTGATCACGAGGTACGGGAAGACGCTCACGATCCAGACGAAGGCGACTGGATCCGTGGACAGTTCCGGCGGTCGGATCGAGTCGTGGTCTACCTCGACCGAGGCGACCGGCTTCGTCCAGGTCAGGTCTAACTCTGACGACGTGGCGGGCGGAGCGGAGCGAGCGACGAGGCGAGCGACGATCTACTTCAACGGGAAGCCATCGATCACCGTGAAGGATCGGATCGCCTACGACTCGACGACGTGGGAGGTCTCGTCGGTTCGCATACCGCAGGAGCGAACGACGTCCGACGCTCTATGCTTCACGGTCGTCGAGGTCGTGGAGGTGTTCGGATGAAGGCGAAGATCCGCGAGAACTTCGACCCGGATGTCGTCGCGAAGATATTCGCGGAGGAGATCACCAGGGCATTGAATCTTTCTGCTGAGGCGGTCGCGGGAGGAGCGGCTGGCGGCGAGGCCGTCGGCATTCGGAGCGTATTCAAGCACGACTCGAAGGGAAGCGGAAAGCCATCGCCGAAGGGAACACCGCCCGGAGTTCTGACGGGGACGCTCCGCCGCTCGTTCCGTACACGACCTGCAAGCATGGTCGGGGATACGCTTCGAGTAGCGGCTGGGACCAATGTCTCCTACGCAGAGCGTCACGAATTCGGAATAGGTACGCCGAAGCGTCCATTTATGAATCAAGGAATCAGTTCAGCGACGCCGTACATCGATCGGATCTTCGCGGCAATGGGTCCGAGGATTAAGATCAGATGCAAGAACGAAGCGGGGCCGGTGAAATGAGCGTAGACATCACTCGAGCCTTCTACTCGGCGATCACTGCGAACGTCGGCGACACCGGGACGAACCCGGTGAAGACCTCGGTCGGGAGCCGGATCTTCGCCCTCGAGGCTCCGGCCTCTTCGGCTCTTCCGCTTCTCGTCTTCAGCGTCTCAGGATCCACCGCGTCGAACTACTTCGACGGGGCCTCGATGGTTCAGGCCACGGTTCAGGTGTCGATCTTCGGGAAGACCGAGGCCGGGGTCGATGCGCTCTCTCTCGTCGAGGCTCAGGTCTACGCCTTGATCCACGACGAGACCGTGACCGGCCTCCCGAACCTGGACCGGGCGACGATCCGCTCTTCGTCTCGAGGGACGCCAACCCTTGAGGGCGAATATCTCCGGGTCGATTCGACTTTCATCATCGAGGGGACCGACTCCTCGGCCACCTCTTAGGAGATCACGTCATGACCATGCTGATCGGATCGGATGGATCCGCCACGTTCCCCGACGGATACGGGGCCAAGTTGAACACCTTCTCGACGACGCTCACGCGAACGACTCAGGTCGTGACCGGCTTCGGCGATACCTCGCAGCGTCGCCGAGCCTCTGGAGTTCTCGACATCACCGGATCCGCCGGTGGGACTCCGATCAAGGATGAAGCGAACGCCTCACCCCTCGGAATCACTGGCGAAGGTGTAAGCGGCACCGGAGCCGAATCGGTCGCCCTCGTCCTGAAGTTCGCGGGATCGACCGACTGCACGCTCGGCTTCGACGCCGTGGTGAACTCGGTCGCTCTGGCGGTCACTCAGGACGGCGCGCAGACCGTCACGTTCAACTTCGAGATGGACGACGCGAACGGCCCGGATGTCGCGTGGGATGAGTCGGCGTGATCGGATCACCGGCGGCACTGATGGCGAACGGGATCATCCGCCCGTCCTCGAGGGTCTGGCGAGTTCGCCTGATCTTCACCGATGGAGCGGAGCGGGTGATCTGTATCTCGCCCGGTCGGATCGACGAGGGTGAAGCCGTCAAGCGGGCGAAGCGTCACGCGGGCATCTTCGACTCGTCGATCCTTGACCGGGTCGAGGCGGAGCAGGTACAAAGGGACCTCCAGGCCACGCCCTTCGGCATGGTCACGAAATAAAGGAGACCCGATGCAGCCTATCCCCGTCACCATCGCCGACGAGACCGTTCTCGTTCCTCGGCTTCGCGTTCAGCAGATCATCGAACTCTCGACTCACCGCCACGAGCGAGACCGTCTGGATCTCATCAAGGACCTCGAGGACTCAGGAGCATCGACCGAGGAACGGCTCGAGATGCTGCGGGATCATCGGAATCAGGCGGGGCTCTCGTCGATCATTGTCCGGTCCGCATTCACGGTAGACGGGGCCTACTCGGTCATCGAGGCCGCGATGGGTGGCGAGTTCCCGGCGTCCTTTTCATCCTTGGAGCCGACACTGATGTCGAAGATCGCTCTCCAGTGTCTAGGCGTGGACGTGGATGAAATCGAGAAGAGCAGCAAGGCCGAGGGGAGGGCCGAGGGAAAGGGATCGGAGACCATCGACGGAAGTGGGTCCGCGACGGCTATCTCCTCTTGAAGTTCATTCCAGGTATCGGGGACCCTCTTCAACTTCCGATCGACGAGTTCAACGAGTATCTCTCGATCATCTTGGACCATCAGAGAGAGCAAGCCGCGCCGGGCGGCCACGCTCCGACGGATCACCGCTCCCACGTCGAGCAGCAGATGAGGAAGATCCATGGCGTCTGAATTCAACCTCGAAGTCGAGATCGTCGCCCGGATGGAGAAGTTCGAGGGCCAACTGAAACGGCTCGAGGGTAGCATCGGGAAGACTCAGTCGAAGGTCGGCGACATCGCCTCCGAGCAAAAGGGGATGGGGAAACTCGTCAAGTCGGCGGGGAAGGCGGCGGCGGCATTCGCAGCGATCGAAATCGGTGCGAAGGCGTTCAGTAGTATCGGCCAGGGTCTACTCGGGATCATGGACTCGTTCGCCGGAGAGACGGAGGACGCGGCGGCTCACTTCGAGGGCGCGCTGAATGCAGCGAAACAACTTCCGTTCGGTATCGGCGGAGCGATCGACGCGATCTTCACGCTTTCCCTCGCGATAGCCGGGATCGACGAACAACTTCGCGACCTCGCAGAGATGGAGCAAGAGGCTCTCAAGTTCGACCAGGCGAGGAAGAACGCCGCCCTCCAGTCGAAGAGCATGCGGGAGACGTTTCACGCCACACTTCGACAAGTCAAGATCTTACAGACGGCGGGCATGGCCGAGAAGGCCCGAGTGACAATCCAACAGGATCTCGCCGACAAGGTGAAGAAGGTCGAGAAACAGGTCAAAGAGGCGACGAAGAACGTCGGCGTCTTCATCGGCGGAGTCTTGGCGATGTCTGAAGGCATGGCCGAGACGATAAGGCGAAACGGACAAGCGACGATCGACCAACTCGAGAAGGAGGCGGCGATTCGGATCCGCATCGCGAAGGAGATTGAGGAACAAGTTAGGAACGAGGAGCGGACCGCAGTGATCCGGCAGAATCAAGCCGATCTCCTCAGCCTTCAAGATCAGATGGCACGCGAGCAACTGCGGAACGACGTCGAGGGTCTGGCCGTACTTGATCAGACAATACGACGACGAGAGATCGAGAGGAACTTCGCGCAGCAGATCGAGAGAGCAGAGAAGGACGGGAAGGATCACGTCGTCCGGGCTCTGGAGAACGCCAAGCGGCTGAAACTGATCCAACTCGAGCAACTTGAACTCGTCGAGGATCGAGCGAGGGCCGAGGACAAGGCCGCGAAGGCCGCAGAAGAAGCGGCGAAGATCGCCCAGAAGCATGCGGAAGATGAAAAGAAGAGGCGAGAGGAGCAGATGATTAGTCAAGATGAGTTCATGAAGTCGAGAGTTCAAGCGGAGGAGGAGATCGCGAACGCGCGCGATGAGGCTCAGAAGTCGGTCCAGGGAGCGACCGCTTCGTTCTCGACGGCTGGCGGTTCGTTCACGACGGCGGTCAATGCTCAGGTGAACGAGGCGAAGATCCTTCAGAAGATCAGCGAGCAGTCGAGGGACTTCCTCGCGCAGATCGTCCAGAACACCGCCGCCATGATGGGCGGACAGGCAGGAGGGTTCGCCTGATGCCGGAGATCATCGAGAAACTCGAGTCGAGGAGCCTTCAGTCCAGCGGCGGACGAGGCACGGGGTCGCGTTCGTTCTTCGCGAGTGGCTACGCCGATCCGGCTCTCGTCTTCAAGGCTTTTGGGACGACGGTCGGGAGCCTCGCCGTACCCTCGAAGGGTTCTTCCTATCCGTCGATCCCCGGCCTCATCGCGAAGGACTTCACGATCACTCCGGTCGGCGGTCAGTCCGACCTCTTCGAGATCGTCTGGTCCTATGAGATGCTCTCGACGGAGTTCCTCGCGGCTCCGGAAGTGGACCCGCCCGAGACGCTTCCGAACGAGGTGAACTATGTCGAACTCTCGAGCGAGATCCGGACCGAGTTCCAGTTGGCTTGGAGGAACGAGCCGCGAGCCCAGGGATCACTTCCCGATCCTGATGTTGACATCGGAGGCGATCCAATTGACGCCGGAGGCAACCCGACGAGCATCATGAGACGGCGTCAGGAACTGGTCCTGACGGAGACCGTGACCTCGGTCGATTTCGGGAAGATCGCGTCGCTCACGTTCAAGCGGAACTCGGCCCCGTTCCTCGGCGCGAAGATCGGACGAGTCCTCTATCGTGGAGCGAGCGTCCGACGTACCGGGGTGGCTGTCTTCTCGATCGCCCACTCGTTCGTGGACGATGAATACTTCCACTTGGAGCAGCAGCCACTCATCGACCAGAACGGGATCCCCATCGATAAGGACAACGACGGACACGCGGACGAGGTCTACTTCATCCAGCCGTTCCGCCAGACCGCCGACTTCACCACCCTCAGCCAGAACATCGCGAACTTCTAGGAGACCAGATGGCCGACGAGATCACCATGAGCGGGAACCTCACCATATCGGCGACGAACTTCCGCGAGCAGTTCAGCCCCGGAACCATCTCGATCGACCTCGCGTCGAACAAGGGAGACGGCGGCGTCCAGGAGATCAGCCACTCCGGCTCGGCGGCTCAGGGCGAGGCCCTCGGCGTGACCGATGTGACCGTCGGCGGGGTCTGCTTCTTCCGCAATCTGGACGAGACCAACTTCGTCGAGATCGGCTTCCAGGTCTCCTCGACCTTTCATCCGTTCCTGAAACTGCTCCCCGGCGAGTTCTCGATGGGCCGGATCGGAAACGCCGCGCCCTTCGCTCGAGCCGATACGGCGAACGTGAACCTCCAGTATCGGATACTCAGCCCGTGACCGACCTCCCGCGATTCTACGAGGGCAACGTCGGGAAACTCGACTTCAGCCACATGAACGAGATGATGAAGCGGCTCGACCTGCTTCTTCCTCTGGTTCAGAACGCGGCGGGCGGCGGAGGCTGGACCGGAAAGGAGAGGCCGACCGTCTTCCCGGTGTACGCCGAGCGGTCCTCCTTCCAGACCTCGGAGGGGTTCTACAAATACCGATGGTGGGAGATCACGGTCACCGAGAACGTGATGGCGTGGAAGGACGAGAACATAGCCGACGAGGGCGACACTCAACTCCGGATCGGCGTCGCGGACGAAGGCGAGGGCGGCGACTTCGGTCTCCTCCCTTTCAACCCTCGAGAGACGGAGCCGAACACCGACGTCTTCGTCGAGGGGTTCGCGATCGCCGTCCTCGTCCGATCGGCGAACGCTCAGGCGCAGGTCGGCGGGATCCGTTGC